GTTGTTGTTGTATTTGTACAGGAGTTTCTTCATTTTGTAAAGTGTCTTCTGCAAATTCTGGTTTGTACTGCTCCACCTGTTGGGATTCGAGCTGTACTTTGGTGAGCTTTTCTTGAGCTTCTACAAGACGATCTGAATCGCCAGAGTCATATGCGTTCTTGTATTCCGACTTAGCCTTTTCTAATTCATGGGCTATGTTTTCCTTGTACTTGCTGTGCAAGGTCTGCTCTCCAGCGCTTAGCTTGGTCTTGAGATGCTTGTTCTCAGAAAGCAACTGCTGTGCTACACGAGCAGCTTCTTCCGCTTCTCGTTGAGCAGCTTCTTTGGCTCTACGTTCATCGTTATAGACCTTTTTAGCCTGTAACAATTTCTGTTTTGCCTCGCCAGTATATGCTTCAAGGTCATCATTATCGAGCTCTTCAACGATATCTTTAGGCAGAGGTGCTGAGTTAGCACGGTCTTCCTCTGGGGTATCGTCTTCAATGATAATTTCAAGCTGTTCTGGCTCTTCCTTCTTTTCATCAGGAAACTTAAATTCTTCCAATTCTAATTCAGGCATGATTTTCTCCTTAAGGTCTGGTTATGCCACGGGGATCTTCGACTATTCCTTCTACAGAATCGTCATTGATGATCCTAAATTCACGTCCGTGGATCTTTAATCGTGTGCCAGAGTTTGGTCTGGCTAGAATAAAGTCACCAACTTTGCACCATGGCCCAGTAGGGAAACGGCTTTCGTCCTTGTAACAATCAGGACCCATTTTGACAACAAAAAACACCGTTGAAAGTACTTCTTCGTGACGCAGTGTGGTATCCGATTTGAGGATGCCGCTTTCGTAACTCTCTTCAATGTCTGGAATAGCGCACAAAATGCGATATCCAGAGGGTTCTGGTAGTTGTTTTGCTTTTTCCTCTGCTGTTTGAGGCAGAGTTGTTACGGCTGATACGTCATCGGGATTTGAGCCGATTAGTAATTCAGTCATTAGATTTCTCCATTCGTTGTTTAAGGTCTGTTATGGTTAAACATGCAGACTCAAGACCCCGTATTTGTCCACAAGCGTACTTATACTCCTCGTAATTGGCACAATTTCCCGCAGAAATAGCGTTTTGGAGCATATTTATACGGTCACGGTACTCATTTAAGAGGTAATCCAAGTTTTTATCCACTATCTTTTTCCTGTTTGAGGTTTAGTTAGTTGTTGCATCTTGGAAAGTTCTTGCATTCTCTTGATTTCGACTTCCATAGCGTCTTTTTCTGTTTTTGCCAGAAGCTGAGCGCCAGCAATACGTTCTTGAGAGGCAATTCTTTCTCTTTCTACTTCCAAGCGAGCAGCTGCTTCTGCTGCATCGGCTTGGTCCTTCAACGCTTTGCGTTGTTCCTCGGCCTGTTTGAGTTCGAGTTCCTTCGCTTGCATTTGAATTACTGGGTCTTGGGCTGCTTGTTGCGCTTGTTGGGCAGCGATTTCGGTCTGATTTCGCTGTAACAAGGCATTGGAAGCATCGACCGCCATTTGTGAGATCTGAACTTCCAAATCTCGTGGGATTGCTTCGTCCTCTTCGCCTGTTGGCAGAGGCATTCCCATCATTTCTTGCATTTGTTTCTTATATTCAAAGGCTAAATGCTGTTGAATATGAGCCATGGCAGCCGAGGCAATTGCTTGAGCCTGTGGGTTTTGACCCATTAATGCGGCAATCTTGGGGTCTTTCATGGCATTCATATGAATTGTAATGTGTGCCTGATGATCCTGATACATAAACGCCTTCACAGGTTTTATGTTTAGGATGTTCATGTTCTCCGTAATAGGATCTTCAGGCATCTGATCATCTTCAATCTTGACCAGTTTCTTAGCGTTCTTAATCCCCAAGACCTCTAACATTTGGCGATGGAGCTGTCCTAAGTCGTATAGCTGGGGAGCCTGCTGAGCTAATTGTAAGACGGCTTGGTACTGAACCACTTTCTGACTCATGGTCGCTGCATTTGGGTCACTTACTGGGATTACATCGCAGTTATCGTAGTCCGACTGCTTGGCAAAGCGGTTGCCTACATCAGGTTGGTAACTGTATTCGTCAGGCGTGTAGTCACGGATGATGTCTTTTAGAAGTTTAAGCTCCTGTTTCATGGAGTAATGAACACGGGCTTGGACTGCGGACATAACCTTGAGGGTTCTCTCCAGAATAGCCAGAGTTGTACCGACTGGGGTATTGGCTGACATATCGGCAATCTTCATATCAGATGCCGAGGCAAAGCGTCTTCCCTCTTCTACGATATTACCCAGTAAGGTATATAAAACTTGGCTGGGTTCTTTGTATGGAAGTGGGAGGATATTGTCTTTTAACGCCCCAGAAGGAACGTCAACGTCCCTAAACTCTCCTGGGGAGATCGGGGTGTCGTCCCCTTTGACTCGCATGCCACGGGTCTTAAAGCCACCTGGCAAGTTCGAGAGGGTTCCAGCATCCACGAGCTGCCGAATAAGACTAGTACCAGACTTAGCAAAAGCACCGACAAGGTGAATAAGCCCAAAACAATAAAAGCCAAAGCCTGGAACATAGCCATAATGGACGAAATGTTGACGTTTTTGCTTAGTTTCATCTTCGGGTCTCCAATTTCTACGGATCGCTAATACCTGTTGCGTTCCCTTTTCAATGGTCACAATATAAGGTAAGGCGATTCCTGTAGGTTCTCCGTCTTTATCTTTGTCCTCAAACCCTTCAATATCTAGGTTAACCTGAATTTCAAGGATTTTATAGCGGTCATCTGAGGTAGCCTGAAAGCCCATTTTCTGGGCGATCTTTTTCTCTACCTCATCAAAGGCGGTGCTAGGAGTGCCTAAGTCTACGTCTTTATAAAATCCTGCTACTTGAAGTTTGCGTAATTCATTCTCGGTCTTACGCATGACGTGGGTCACACGCTCTGCGGTCTGTAGGTCAGAGGCGCCATAGGGAACAATCAAGTCTTCTGCGGGTACGAATAAGGACACTTGCCGATCTAAGGATGGATCAAAGTAGACTTTCTTAAAGGCGTTTCCTGAGAGTCCAAGTCCCCAGCACATTCTCTCGTGCTCTGGGCGGTATTCAGGCATTTCTTCGGTGATCTGGTAGTTCATGTCCTTTTGGACACGATCCGCAGCTGCCATCTTCTCAGCGGTTTCTTTGCCGATAATTACGGTCTTAACAGGTCCCGCAGGAGGTAAAGTCTCCATTACGGTTTCGGCTTGAAATTTAACTAGGGCTTCCGATAAGAGGGGGTGATAGACACCACAAGCACCTTCCCAAGGTTCGGTGCGTTCCTCGATCTTCATTCCCAATAGCTCAATGCCGTCTGTATAAGTCTGCATCCATTCCTTACGGGCGCCAATATCGGAGTCAACATCGCCTAATAAGTCGCCAGCGATTTCATTTAATTCACCGTCACTAAGGTATTCGGCAAGGTTAGCGTCAAAGTCGTCTGCGCTTTCCTCTTTGGGTTCAATCTCAATCTCTAAGCCATCGATCCCAATTTTGACGGATTCTGGATCTTCGATCTCGATCTCAATTGGTTCTTGCACAGCTGCTTCAAGACCTTTAGGTAATTCATAGAGTGATTTTTCAATAGACATATCGTTCCTTAGTAATAACTGACTGCTCGCTTAGACTTGAAGTACTTAATGTCGTCTTCCTCGTCTGTTTGTAATCGGATAAAACCGCCTTTTCTAAATCGTATCAACGCTTGTGTTGCGGAGTCTACCAAGTCGTCATGGTCTGAATTGGGAAATGCTGCCATTTCCTCAATCACTTCTTCAGCCCAGCGCTTTCTTGGCGCCCATACTTTTCCTGATGCAAAGATGTCTGCTACAGAGTTTACACGGGTGATCTTGTCATTACCACGGGTTGGCGTAAATTCTTGTACAGGGATACCCATTCTTCGTAGCTCAAAAACTAGCGGAGCACCCGAAGCCTTAGCCTCTACTATAAACGCATCTGGCTCCCATTCCTTATACATTTCCATGGCTCGGATCTTTAATTCGGGGAACTCTAGCCGT